GTAGGACCCAAACGGGTCTGACACAGTCTATTAATGGCTTTGCATTACTATTGCAGTAATGTATTAGCCACGCGAAGGTTAATTTACTTGAGAGTTTTTATCGACGTTCTCTCGCGTCGTTCGTAGAAGAGATCCATAGTTTGTTTAAACTACTTATTAGCCCTGGTAAGGCTGATATGAGGACTGAATTACCAAACAGTACGGCCAGAACTTTTTGTTCATTAGTAGTACATGGTGTCAAGAAATCAAAAACGACGGTGACATATATACTGTTTTTAGTGTATGTAGAATCCGTGTCTTATATAATTTTATAAGGAATTAAATAGGTTGAAGAGTTGGCATAGCCTGCCACTGACAATCACATTGATGTAGTATTAGTCAAAGTAAGGATTATTTGATTATTCATTCGATAGTAAGTGAGACGTTAAATAATGGACCCGTCTATCAGGGTTTATGTTGGGCATTGGTTTGTTCAACGAAACATTATTTATTTAATGGGTTTATCTATGGCCCGTAGTACAAAATAGCTTAGTGGAGGATGGCACCGATGAAGCAAGCTTAGCTTATAGTCAATGAATTTAATATGACTTCACTGACAGACATTTTGAATAATAGTGCTCGTACCGAAATAGGATAAATCGAGAGTGAGTTCAATTTGGATGTTGAAGTGTTTTTGAAATTTTATTATATTTGGTGGAAGTTGTTAGACTCAGCACTTTTATACAGATAATCATGAATAAGTTACTTAAGGATAGCAGATACATAGAAGATTACGCTGTGCCGCAATTAAGCCAAAGGATTGCACCAAACGAAGACGATAGTTCTAATGGGAATTATCAGGACCTTAGTCCAATAAACGTTTCGTGTGAAACACCACCATTAGAAGATGGTGATAGTTTCTCACAAGCTGAGGAAAGTGTTAGCAGATTTGCTAGCGTTAACCCTTATGCCGTGTTGGATAGTAATTTGTATACAATACCCGAGTATACAAGAGAGGATGGTATATGGAATGAGGTACCGCCCAATATGCTCGATGAGCATACATTCCATACTGATCATTTTGTAGTTTATGCCAATAACGTAATGGTTCATTGGCAGTATAGACAGGGGATATTGTATTTCATCACAGTGATAGAAAATAATTCTTCACTGCCGTTGTACATATTCGAAGGTTTGAATATATGCGTGGAACAGTTGTTCCATTTGTGTATTAGTGAGCAAGACGTGTTCAATTGTTGTCCATATAATTCATATTATAGTAGCTTCATAGCTGTTAATATGATACATATGACTTTTAGGTTTAGGAGTAATTCGATGCTTGAATTGCATGGTGATACCATGGTAGTACGGTGGACTAATAAGAAAAAACAAAATAAAAATAAAAATGGAAAAAATAAAAATAAAAAGTTGAAACCGTGGCAAAAGCCACAAGAATGGAAGAAAGAATCTTATTTCACAGAACGTTGTGAAATTGAGCATGAGTACGAAGTAAGAGTTCGTGAGCATGTTATAGCAATGCACAAGACGTGTGCAACAGTGAATGAGATGAGAGAAGTCATCCCACCTCTTGTTTTGAACGAATGTAATGATACTGAGGGAGTGACTAGTACAGATCTAAAAAGATTGATTAATCATTACCACAAAGAATTACATAGTGAAGATGCTGAGGAGGATAATAATGTTGATCCATTGAGTGTATTATTAGATATTATGCACAAGAGTAGTGGACACAGTGGACTCGGATTATTCGAGGACTTAATATTGGTATTAGTTAGTTTGAGAGATCAATCTACCTTTACCGGTATCATTGCCACTTTAACATTATTTGCAAAGAAGATGATGGGGGATAACACTCCCCTTTTACATGTAATATTAGGAATTTTTAATGAGAATGTAACTGAAATGTTTAAAGAAGTTCAATCAGACGATCCTAAGGAAAGTCCAGCTTGGACATTTACAGATTCGTATAATAAGTATAAAGCATATACATTACATCCATCCAGGAAGCATATAGGTACTATAGTTTCCTTGTTAGTGACAGTAGGGTTATTACACCCCCAATATTTTGATATTAATGGTTTTGAAGTATTTAAAGCAAAAGCTTTTGAGAAAACTGTACATGCTGGTGATATAATAGAAACCACATTACAATCTATGGCTTTTTTCCTTGATGTGGGATATCAATGTTTTTGTGAAGCATCATTGTCTCCATTTATTAATGCTTCAGACACTGTTAGCGAGTTTAGATCGCTAGTACACTTTTTGTATACTAATATTAGTTGTGTTGAATTAGGCAATTATGAAATATTACATAAGAAACCTGTTGCAGATTATGAAGCCAAATTAGTTAAGGCTAGGAATATGGTAGCAACCATAGAAGTTACACCTATGTATACAAAATCAGACTTGGCAAGGGATGAAAATCGCTTGACCAAAGCTGAATTGGATTATGCAATGGTGTTACAAAAACAAGGATTGCGTGAAACTCCTTATGCCATGTTAATTCATGGTCCATCGAGTATTGCTAAGTCCTATCTTATGGAGAAATTGACTGAATTAGTATTAATTGCTAATGGTTTCCCGTATGATAAGTCAGTTTACTGCTACTTGAGTACAAATTCTAAGTGGTACGATTCGCTTAAATCCAATACGCAGTGTATCTGCTTGGATGAAGTTGCAAATGCACATCCACAAAAGGCAGAAGTCAATGAATGTGACTTTATACTGAAGATTATGAATAATGTGTTTTTTGCAGCTCCTAAAGCGGAAGCACATGAAAAAGGGAAAGTGATGGTAAACAACAAAGTGTTTGCTGCTACTACCAATGTGGCCGAAATTAACGCTAGTGCTTGGTCTCAAGAACCGCTAGCTGTATTGCGTAGGTTTCAGTGTAGGATAACCACTAAAGTTAAACCAGAGTTTAAAATAAATGGTGATATGCTAAATTCAGCAAAGGCATTTGAAGATTTTCCTGATAATGCTTTACAAGATTGTTGGTTATTTACTGCAGAATATGCTATAGGTAAACCTAGTAAGACAAATAGTCCGCATGCGGATGTGGCTTGGAATGTGCATAAGTACAAGGGTGAGCCTGTACGTGATGTAGATATGCGTACTATATTACGATTTTTGGCAGAACATTCACGATCACATTTTCAGATGCAGAAAAGAGTGTTAGCACATGCTAAACACCAGACTCCCATTTGTGAAAAATGTTTATTATATTGTGAGATTTGTGATTGTAGGGAAGTACAATCAGGATCGATGCTGTCACATATGGCCTACCAGTATGCTTATAAGAATATAGTGGAACCAAATTATGAGAGTTGGAAGAAGCAAGTTACAAATTATTGTACAGGAGCATATGAATTATTGTGTCCTACATACTTGGAACGTAAAATGCACAATTGTAAAAAGACATGTGATGCAATAGCCAATTTTGATTATTTGTCACAATATTCTTATTTTAATTGGGCATATGACATGTTACCAAGTTATGCCATATCACACCCATTTTTCACTAAGTTTTATGAATGGGCGGAACGGAAGAACATGCTTATGTTGTGGAGACATAGTATGTTGCCCATTACAATAGGTACGGCATGGATATGTCGTAAAGAATATCGTGAATATGGGTTGGCTAGACCGAGCATTTTTGCAGCTTCACTGTCTGGATGGATGCTTGGTGGTGCTTTCTCCTCAATTCTTGTTAAGAGATTGTTTGCAGCTAGGCTTACACAAAGAAGAGATGCTGCGGAAATCCGTGATAAGATTTATAAAGAGGCACATGGTGCTGCTGCATTATCGTGGAGAGATAAGGTTTTCAGGTTCGCCGGTGGTGTAACTGTTGTTACTGCAGGACTATTAGTGGTTCAAACTTTGTTAGCTACATATGATAGATGGCGGCGTGATCAGTTAGTAGAACATTCTACATTGGATCCGCAAAATGAGGCTGAAGTGGAAGCTCGAGATTTGGTTAAAAATCCTTGGCTTACCAGTATTATGTCCATGCCGAAGACTAAAGGCACCCATACAGCAGTGCAGTTGCAAAATAGCGTAGCAAGTAATATGCTAGCTATAACTGTACTTGAGAGTAAAAAGATGAGCAATGCATTAATGTTGTGTTCCGACACTATGTTGATGCCTTATCATATGTGGTTCCCAAATGCAGATTTTAAGGGTGAACCGTATAATGAAATAAATGTTAAGTTAGTTACGGCCCCGTTTCAGAAGGATGGTAGGGATGTAACTGGTAATATTTGCAACGTTAGACTAAATTGGAATAATTGCATTAGAGTGGAGAGTGCTGATTTAGTTATGTGTAATGTGCTCATTGGTCCAAAGAAAGATCTAAAGAAATATTTGACCAATGAGAGAGTAACAGGTCAGTATGTGAGTGCTGCACGCTCTCAATTGACTGGTTGCAAGAAATTAGGACATGGCACAATTATACGTGCTAGCAGAAATGTCTGGGATGGCACAGATTGTTCATATAACCAATATGATACTAAGAATGTAATCCCATGGGTAAAAGGAGATTGTTGTACTGCAATTATTTCTGAAAACTCCAATCCTGCTTTAGTTGGTTTGCATTTAGTCGGTTATAGTAGTAATTCAAAACAAGACTTGACCTTGGGTTTTTCATATATCTTGGAGAAAGATATAATTTTATCAACATACCGTGCGTTAATAAGTAAGTGTGGCTTGTGTGAATTACATGCCGAGGCAGAGATACCATTAGTTGTATGCAATAAAACAGTGGGATATAAAAATGAAATCGGCGTAACAGCATTGAATTGGATAACACAGGATGTGCCTAATCCAGTTTTTACCTATTATGGTACTGTAGCAGGGGGTTTTACTGCAACATCAGCTGTCAGGAATAGTATGATAGTTGACGATTTAGTTAAGATGACTGGCGTGCCACAAAAATGGGGACCGCCAAATTTTGCACCACCTGATGAAAGTGGTAAGAAACGAAAGTGGATACCTTGGTATACTGGTCTCAAAAACTTGACTAACCCATGTAAAACTATAGATGGGGCCGCTCTTAAATGGGCCATGAAAGATTTTTCTAGACCCATTTTTAGTGCAATATTTACTGCAAATGTTGATTTGGTGCGTCCTTTGACAAATGTGGAGATTTTGAATGGCATAAATGGTAAACGGTTCATTGATAAAATGAATTTTAAGTCATCAATGGGATTTCCGTTGGTTGGTGCTAAATCTAAGTATTTGGTAGTCGACCCAGTAACGGAGTTAGTAGATTTTGCTGACCCAATATTTTGGGAAGAAGTTAAGCGATGTGAGCAAGTGTATTTAGAAGGAAATATGTGCAATCACATATTTAAAGCTTGTCTTAAAGATGAAGTCGTTAAAACTAAGGATGATAGTGGAAATTATAAGAAAGCTAGGATTTTCCAAGCTGCACCTATAGTTTTACAACTATTAACTCGTAAGTATTTTCTACCACTTATGCGATTTTATTGTATGAGACCAATATTGTCAGAATGCGCAGTAGGAATTAATTGTTTCTCTTTGGAATGGGAAGAATTATACTCTCACATGACCATCTTCGTGGAAAGTGACGTAGATGTTGGTATATTTGGAGGTGATTATGCTGCGTGGGATCAGCGCTGTCCAACACAATTAGTGGTGGCTGCGCTAACAATATTGATTGAAGCAGCAGAGAGGACAGGCAATTATTCAATGGATGAGCTATACATCATGCAAGGTATAGCCACAGATTTAGCTTATAGCTTAATAAATTTTAACGGATCATTGATGAGATTTATGGGCATGGTTCCTTCTGGTCACAATTTAACTGCTGTGCTTAAT